AAATAGAAGGCATCCTTTTCTTTCAAAACATCTTCTGGAGAAATGAAAGAAACACAATAAAAGTTTTGATTTCTAATGGAGGGATCTTCTTCAAGAAAATCTTTTTTTTGAACAGGGATAAGTTCTTGTTCCATTTTAACTTATCAATAAAATTATTTGTTTATATCTTGAATAAAAATATTTTTCTGTTTAATATATAAAATGGAATACAAGATTGACTATAACGAACTAAGCATACGGGTAGTAAAACTACTATTTGAAGGTGCTGCTGTAGGTCTCGTAGCATTAATATTACCCGGAAAAAACAAGCTATCTCTAACCGAAGTCTTCGCGATTGCTCTCACTGCAGCGTGTGTTCTTGCCATACTTGACTTACTTGCTCCGGCCCTTTCCGATGGAGCCAGACAAGGAATTGGAATGGGAAGCGGTTTCCGAATGGTGGGTTTCCCAATGGTATGATTAATTTATAAACTTGAGATAACAGGATAGCCAAGATCTTTACAAATTTGTTTCCAAATCCAATCTTGGTTCGCAACTTTACTTCTGCTTTTGAGTAAAGGAAAAAACTTCAAATACTCGTAATGTCCAAGAATTTCGCAAAATTTGTATAGAACATAGCTATATGATAAAAAGTTTTTACGTTCTTTAGGGCAATACTTCAAAAATGGACCTTGGATATCTTTAAACATCTGACAAAGTTTTTCTTCTAATTCAGTTGAAAATTGAGGAGTGGGAACACCATTAATTCTATTAATTATATAATTAATATGTTCATAATATTTATTTATTTTTAGTTTTTTCAAAATACATCTCATTGTTTTATAACTCAGAGTTTTTGTATCGGTTATTTTTTCCTTTTTGAGTTCATTAAGAATTTTCTCAAAAACTTCATCTGGTATATCTGTACTTTCTTTACCTTGAACTTGATTGCACCATTCTCTAAAATGGTTTATTCTTTTATAACTAAAATGTTGATTTTCTTTGCTTTTATGTTTAAGTAAAGGACGATTTTGTTCAATCAATAAGACTTCTTGATTTCCGCAATTATTGCAAATTATTAGCGCATCTGTTAATAATGGTATAATCTCTTTACCACAAATTTCGCAGACATCATCAACAACAACACCGTCGCTATGAAATGTGTATTGATTATTTGTAAGGGATAAATATTCATTTATCAAAGTTGTTTTATCAATAGATGGTTGTTCAACTTTTTCTTCTTCAATATCGGTTTCGCAAAATAAATCTTTTAAAATTTTGTTTTTTTTTAAATTCATATTACTCTTCTTCGCAGAATGAGATGATTGTTCTTCAATCATGTTATAGTAATCAAACATAATAGTACCGGTTTTTTCGTAATAGTCAATTTCATCATTATCATTCAATTTCCCTAATGTTGATTTTAATTGAATGATTTGATTTTTTAATGAAATATTACTAATACATATTTGATTAATATTACTTACATCATTTGAGATACTGATTTCTTGCAAGTTACTTTCATATTGTTGGTTAATAACATGTAAGTTTGATTCGGTTATTCGAATATCCTCGTCTATTGTATTAAAATTCTCGATCGCTTTGCTATGTAAAGCATCAAGAGTTGATATCTCCTTCTTATTATCTACAACGTGTATCCTTTTTTTTGATGATTTTTCTTTAAACATCATTTTACTATAATAGAATAGTGCTGCTTCTTATATTTATTTTCTTCAATATAAATAAAACAAATATGGGAGGAGGTCTTCTTCAATTAGTTGCTTACGGCGCTCAAGATGTTTACCTTACCGGTAACCCACAAATTACTTTCTTCAAAGTAGTATATCGCCGTCATACTAACTTTTCAATGGAAGCCATTCAACAAACTTTTAACGGAAATGTTGGCTTTGATAAAACGGTAACCGCTCAAATTTCAAGAAACGGTGATTTAGTTCACAAAATGTATCTTGAAGTTGATATGGATACTATAAATGATGAGACTATTGATACATACGATTTATTAACTTCAAATTATGATCGTTATGTTAATTATGTTGGACTTCGTCTTATTGATTCTGTCACACTTGAGATTGGTGGACAACAAATTGATAAACAATACTCTGATTGGATGTACATATGGAATGAATTATCACTCTCTTCCGGAAAACGTACCGGATGGGACATCATGGTTGGTGCTGATAGTGATATGACTTCTTTCTCACAATCTAAACCCACATTATATGTTCCTTTAGAATTTTGGTTCTGTCGCAACGTAGGCCTTGCTCTTCCGCTAATTGCTTTACAATATCACGAAGTAAAAGTAAATATCAAATTTGCTTCTCTTCGCAAATGTACATACAATGGTACGGCATATACTAGAGCTGATATTTGTCACGTAACTCCATCATTCAATGCGTCATTATGGGTAGATTACATATTCCTTGATACTGATGAGCGCCGCCGTTTTGCTCAAATGTCACACGAATATCTAATCGAACAAGTTCAATTTACAGGAACTGAACAAATTTCTAATCCCCTAAGTACCGAAAAACTAAAACTCAACTTCAACCATCCTGTAAAAGAACTCATTTGGTATGTTCAAAAAACAGAAGCCATGTTTTTAGATCATCAATGGTATAACTTCACTCAAGAAGAGGCTTATATTGAAAATGAGCCAGAAGATATGCCTAACAGTAATGTGTTATTAACACAAAATGTCTATGGTATTACTCCTAAGGGTGATAACATGGTAAGCAGTGCTCTCCTTCAACTTAATGGTAATGACCGTTTCTCAGTGCGTGATGGTGACTATTTCTCTCTTGTTCAACCGTATCAACATCACACAAACGTTCCAAGTAATAAAGGTATCAATGTTTATTCATTTGGTCTTAAACCAGAAGAGCATCAACCATCTGGAACACTTAATATGTCGCGTATTGATACTGCGGTGCTATCAATCAAATCAAAAGCGCACGGAAACGCAACAGTTTATGCCACAAACTATAATGTTCTCCGCATACTATCCGGAATGGGTGGTTTAGCATATAGCAATTAATTTGGTAATTTTTTTTTCTTATCTTAATATTAAAAAGAAAAGATGGGAGGAGGTCTTCTTCAATTAGTTGCTTATGGTGCCCAAGATGTATATCTTACTGGCAATCCACAGATTACCTTCTTCAAGGTAGTATATCGCCGTCATACTAACTTCTCTATGGAAGCTATTGAACAAACTTTCAATGGCACCCCAGATCTTGGAAACCGTGTGACTGCTCAAATATCTCGTAATGGTGACCTTATTCACAAAATGTATGTTGTCGCAGATGTTACACGCACAGATGGGACTGGTCAAAGTTATGCCGGACACAAACTCCTTAAACAGGTTGAACTTGAAATCGGTGGTCAATTAATTGACCGTCAATACTCTCAATGGATGTATGTATGGAATGAGCTTTCTCTTCCTGCTGGAAAACTTCAAGGTTTCAAGAAAATGGTTGGAGAAGGTCTTACTACAACCAATGGTGCTGCTGATGGTGCTAATCACAAACTTTATATCCCTCTTGAATTCTGGTTCTGTCGCAATGTCGGTCTTGCTCTTCCACTTATTGCGCTTCAGTATCATGAAGTTAAGGTTAACATCACCTTTGCTTCTGCTTCTGATATGACCGGGTTTACCATGCAAGGTGCGTCCCTCTGGGTTGATTACATCTTCCTTGATACAGATGAACGCCGTCGTTTTGCCCAAATGTCTCACGAATACCTTATTGAGCAAGTTCAATTCACTGGCTCCGAACAAATCACTACTTCGGGGAACAAGGTAAAACTCAACTTCAACCACCCTGTTAAAGAACTTGTATGGGTTGCTGTAGATTCTGACGCTGATTCCTGGACTACTTTCTCAAAAGTTGATAAAGTTAAACTTCAACTTAACGGAAATGACCGTTTTGCGGAACGTAGTGCGGAATATTTCTCTCATGTTCAACCTTACCAACACCACGAAAATGTTCCAGCCGACAAAAACATCAATGTCTATTCATTCGGTCTTAAGCCAGAAGAGCACCAACCATCTGGTACTCTTAACATGTCTCGCATTGATACCGCCACTCTTCACTGCACCGGTTCTACCCCTACAACAACTCTTTCAGTATACGCAGTTAACTACAACGTTCTCCGCATACTTTCTGGTATGGGTGGTCTTGCTTATTCCAACTAAACCAGTTATTCTCATTTTTTCAAACCTCTCAAAAATAACTATAGAGTGGATACTCAAACAACATTATGTTGTAATATCTTTAAAGTATGGCTAAGATACTGGTCAGATTTCTTCTTTTGCATATCCATTGATCATAATAGGCAAATGTTTTTTTCCTTTCCATACATCCCTAACTTTGTTTCTAATATGGTAAGGAATTGGTGGTAATGTATCGAGAACCATATCATATTGATTTGTTATCAAAATAATAGTATCCGAATTTATACCATTTTCAATCATTTCTTTATTTTCCAAATCATGAAGCAACTTTGTTAAAGCATTAGTACTATTTCTAAACAAATCGGCATTTTCGGAAATTTTATAACTTGTTGATAATCCTACTAGCAACAATGTTATACTATTTACTATGGTATTAAATATTTGTAAAATAAAATCATCATTTTCAAAATGTTGTTGGTTTATTATAACTGCAGCGCTTGAAATAATCAAATTAGGCAATATAGATAATGCTTTTAATCTATTGTAAAATATAGCGGTATGACTACATAAAATACAAGCAACAAATAAATTATCTTTAATAATTTCTTTATTTTTGTTGATATTAATAACAATATCTATGCTTTGCGCTATTTCAACATCATTCATTGTATTATAATATAATGTAACATCAAAAATTTACTAAAATAAAAAACCTAAATGCACAACATTCAAAAACAATATCCTTTATCAAAAATGTATTTTTGTTAAATGTTGCTTATTAATAATTTCCGGATTTGTATAATGTCCATAAGCAACATTAAAACCGTTGGGACCACATCTATATAATCCCCGAAAACATGTTTTGTTGAGAAAAACAAACAGTGCACAACTTTTCAATGTAGTTTTATCATTTATTTCGTTGAATTTCTTTCGTATCCAATAATAGTAATTTTCTTTTGACTTCTTGGCTTCATCTATTTGTCAATGGATTTCGGTTTTTGTCTTCTCCATCACAGTTCTTATAGGTGTCAACTATTTTAATAACCTCACTATAAAGTTCATCATGTTGATTTTGGATGAATTTATACATACTGATTAATGTGTCATTCATATCATAAGCATATACTTTTCCTTTTATTGAAAAATCGTCAACAGATGACAGAAACCTAAATAAAACACTTCCCACCACCTACAAATATTTAATGATAGTTATTTATCTGTTTCGGAAATAAAGGCAGTATTGTATCTAATAATTGTGATTTACCACCAACCAATTTTAACAATGGTTTAGTGTTATCTTGTATTTGAAGTTTTTCAATACTTTCAATCAAATTATCAGCCATTTACTTTTTCATACATAAAAGTATTTTAATTTTCATGTAAATGCATAAAATGTATTTTATGCGCGTTTTTTTTTAGATTTTTTTAGATTAATTCTTCCAACGTAGGAGCAGCATCTCCGATATTATATCTACAACCATAATTCCTACGGCTATACTGAATATTAC